GCAACGCTATTACCATTCGTACATCATATAGCAAGGTTTGTAACTAGGTTCACGTAAACTTTTGTCTTGACTAGCGAGTGTAACTGTAGTATCATATAAGTATAATTACTTACAACACAGGACGGGCCACAATTGAAAATGAAAATTATCACAGGTAACGCTAACCCAACACTAGCACAGAGTATTGCAGATAAATGTTTTGCTACACTAGTACCAGCGGATGTTAAAACATTTGCAGACGGAGAAACAAGTGTAGAGTTTTTAGAAAATGTTAGGGGTGAAGATGTTTTTATTATTCAAAGCACATCAAGTCCTGTTAACGACAATCTAATGGAACTATTAGTAATGATTGATGCGGCTAAGCGTTCAAGTGCTAGTCGTATTACAGCAGTTATTCCTTACTTTGGTTACGCACGTCAAGATCGAAAGAGTGCAAGTCGCACACCTATTACAGCAAAACTAGTAGCAGACTTACTAACAACCGCTGGCGCTGATCGTGTACTAACTATGGACTTACACGCTGGACAAATACAGGGATTCTTTGATATTCCTGTAGACGACTTAACAAGCCGTGTTGTATTTGCTGAAGATATTAAAGCAAATATAAGTACAGACGGAAGTACAGTATTTGTAAGTCCAGATGCAGGCGGCGCAGTTCGTGCTAGGAAGTTTGCAGACATGTTCCATTCAGATATTGCTATTGTTGATAAGATGCGTCCTCAAGCAGGCAAAAGCGAAGTCATGAACTTGATCGGCGATGTTAAAGATAAACACGCTATTCTAGTTGATGATATTGTAGACTCGGGTGGCACGTTATGCAAGGCCGCTGAAGCAATTATGAAAGCCGGAGCATTGTCAGTTCGTGCTTATATTACACATGGTGTATTAAGTGGCGAGGCATGTCAGAAGGTTGAGAAGAGTGTACTCACAGAACTAGTAATCACTAACACTATTACTGATCGTTGTCCTAAGACTTGTAAGAAGACACGACAGGTTAGTGTTGCTCCATTATTTGGCGAAGCAATCCGTCGTGTAACTAACGAGGAATCAGTATCTAGTTTATTCACGTAACTAACCAATGTTGACGCTAACAATCAACTAACTGTGTAAGTATTAATATGAACATAGATGAACTTAAAAAGGTAAACGAAATGTTTTGGGCAGTTAAAGGCCATATGTTTCCACCTGGATATACTCCAAAGGAAATGCGTAGTATATATGATTCTTATTTTAAACGTATGTGGGGCAACAACGAATTCTATTTACACCTAGAAGGGTTTGAAGAAGCGTGGAACAATCGTAAATGCTGGCAAACTGAAATAGAAGAAGACGAGTTAGAGTTTGTTGTAGTACTGGGCGGACATTTTGATTAGAGTTTAGATATGTGCTTAATATATTCATCTATTGAATGATCACTAAAGCTATCCACCTTACCTAATTTAATACTAGTCCACATGCCGCGCATTCTATCTTTAACCATTTGCCATCCAGTAGGTGCTCGATACTGTCCATATGAGTTTAAGTAGTGCTGAGTGCCGTGATGGTTATATCCCATTAGAGCAAAAGGAACAGTAGTAACAATGTCATTATTGTTCTTCCAACGATGATGTACTACACCTAAATGTACAACATAACCTTTCCAACCTACACGCGGCGAACCATATGTGTAAAGTTCTTCAGGATTAGGTACTTTAGTATTGTACATACAACGACTTGCCATAATAGTTGCCATACCAGCACCAAGGCTATGTCCACAAAACCAAAGTTTTTGTTTAGGCTTCTTTGACATTAAGTCTGCCATTATCATTGGCCAAAGCTCATCTACTTCTGCTTTGAATCCTTGATGTACTCTTGATACTGTCTCTGCTACTACAGGCACAGCTTTTAAATCTGCGCTAATGTCGTTCCATTCAGTAGGTTGTGTGCCGCGACACGCAATTACCAAGTCTGTTTTATTTTGGAAAAGATATGCTTGCGCTCCGTCCTTTTCATAAAACTTAACAGTTGTAAATCCTAAGCCTTTTGCTTGACTTTTTGCTTCTTTCATGCTATTATATGCTATGCTTGAAAGTGTTGCAAACAAAAGGGCCCGTTTTTGGAAACTTAATAACTCAATGCTCATAACATACCTCTTCTATAATTACATTAGTATTTATATGCTTGCTAAATACTATATCGGAGTACAACAATGAAAAAACGAACACGAAGTATTTTGGAAGAACTTAATAACTTATCAATGGCCAAGAGTAACGACCATTTAATAGAGTCGTCTGCAAACAACATCATTGAGAGTGCAATTAATCTATTAAACAGAATTAATGAACAGTATGATGATGCTACAGCTAGTGAACTTGAGAGACGTTTCCTCAATTCAATTAGGACAGGCGATCCTAAGAAGTTTAAAAGAGTAATTAATAAAATTATTGAGAGTAAAAGATGAAAATAGATGATCTGTTAGAAGCAGGCAAAAGTAAAAAGGGCGACAGTTGGGTTAAGAAAGCCGATGACTGGATGCGCGGAACATTTGCACAGCAACAAATTAATAAAGCACAAACGCAATCCGGACGCAAAGGTCCTGCATCAACTGCATCAGCTGTTAAGACAAAAAGTGCGCCAAAGAAGAAAGCACAATTTAAATCAGATAAGATAAATCCTAGCAAGATTCCAAGCTCGGCACAGTATAAAGATAACGCCGGCGTTATGTATACCTGGGATCAAACAAAGGGTGCTTGGTTACCGAATGATAAGAAGCAAACTCCGTTAGATGCCAAGCGTGGTGTAGTACAATACAACCAAGCAAACAGAAATGATAGAGGCTTTTACGAAAGCGCAGTGTCTACAGGGCAAGTATTAAAAGAAGGCGGCAACATATTTAAAACTGAACCAGACAAAAAACTAATGGTTCAGCGTATTGCTACAGCAGACGTACATCCTACTATTCAGTTTATTGAAAAGATTACAGGCTTAGTGTTTGACGAACAAGATTGGTTAGGTACTACTGGTAAAAAACAACATGCAGATGGGTCAGTTGAAAAGAATAGCTCAGGTGACTTGGATCTAAACACAGACGAAAACAAAGTAAGCAAGCAAGAATTAATTGCTACACTTACAGCGTGGTGTAAGAAGCAAGGCATTGCTGATGCAGATATTATGAACAAGGGGCGTACTAAGCAGGATGGTTGGATTCAGCTAGCCGGAGCCCAAGTACACTTTCGCACACCTATCAAAGGTGATGCTAAGAACGGCTTTGTTCAAACAGACTTTATGTTTTCACTTACTCCTGACTTCCAACGCGGAGCCAAGCGTGGAGGAACAGAACAGTTTGGTGGAATGGACAGAGCAATATTGTTGTCAAGTTTAGCAAGAGGTCGAGGCTACAAGTTTAGTCCTGTGTTAGGTGTTGTTGATCCTAACAATGGTGACCAAGTAGTTACTAATGACTGGAGTAAAGGTATTCCGGAACTATTGTTAGGCAAGGGTGCCAAAGAAGCTGACACGCACACGGTTGAAAGTATGCTTGCATATTTAAAGAAAGATCCAAACTACGCAGAGCTAATTGCTCCGTGGAAAGAATCAATGGCTAAGGCAGGTAAAGAAGTGCCTGAGAGTAGCAACGAAATTATTGATATGGCACACAGGATGAGCAGATGAGATTTGTTGAATTTAAACAACCAGTAAAGCAACCTCTTAAAGAAATGCAAGCACGTATCCAACATGCAGAAGATTTAGTATTTTGGGAAGGCTCTAAAGGAGCAATGCGAGCAGTTGAAGCACTTCGCAGTATGGCAGGAGACGACCATAAAACAGTAACACTTAAATGGGACGGAAGTCCTGCAATGGTGTTTGGTCGCGACGATGCAGGCGAGTTTATATTCACAGACAAGTCAGGATTCATGGCAGTCAAAACAGATGGTAAAGCAAAGAGTGCAGAACAACTACAAGATATTATGCTTAGTCGCAGTGGCGGCAAGTACCGCGAAGATCCAAAGCGCATAGCATTTGCCGCTGAGTTATCAGGACTGTTTACTGTATACGAAAACGCAACGCCAGCAGATTATAGAGGGTTCTTCAAAGGCGATCTATTATATAAGTCAACACCAGTAATTAAAGAAAAGAACTATTTGTTCAAGCCACAGATTGTTGAGTATGCAGTAGATGTAGACAGTAACTTAGGTAAGCGTATAGGCGCAAGTACATCCGGTATTGTAATACATAGAGAAGTAGATGCAGATGGCAACGAAAGTCCGTTTAATAGTATTGACTTGTTTAATAATCAAAAGGATTTATTAGTAGTACCTAGTGTAACTACAGTAGCACCTGTTGATGTTGACACAGCGTCAATTGACAAACTTACCCAAGTAATTAAAAACAATGCCGCAGGCGTAGATGAACTATTAAATGCGAACACACTAGCCACACAGCAAATGAAAGGGTTTCCTGAATTACTATATACATATATGAATAGCAAGGTAGACTCAGGACTAATTGATCTAGGTGGAGACTTCGCAACTTGGTTAGAGAACAGAAAACAAGTTTCAGATAAAATGAAAGTTAAAGTGTTACAATATATTGGTCAACACAAGGTTGCGTTCGCATCAATGTGGACTGTAGTAACAGCAGTTATGACTACTAAGGACGATATTATTAATAAATTTGATAGCCAAGGTGGCGAAGTTAAACAAAGCATTAACGGCCAACCAGGCGGTGAGGGCTATGTACTAGCTCACCCCAAAGGCGATATGAAGTTTACATCAAGAGCAACGTTTAGTGCGGCAAATAGAGCAGAAGTAAGATGATGGACTTTGTTAAAGAGATAGCAGAAGCAAGAATGACTAGCGTTGGCGGCAATATTAAGACGTTAACATATACTGACTGTACTGAACGTATGTACCTTACAGTGTTAATGCTTGAAGTAATGCGCCAGTACCCAACATATGCAAGTCAGGCCGCACGTTATGCCAAGAAGTCACAAGGTAATTATTTAAACTTTAGTGTTACCGGTACTGACTTACATAACTTTATCTATTTTATTGTAGGACCTGATTCAGCACAAGAGAAACTTAAAGATCCAGACGCGGCAAAACGTGCAAGAGCATCTACTAAGATTAATACCAAAGTATTAGATGCATATTTAAACAGCGTCGGTAACAACACAGTTCCTAATAGAGTAATGACACTTCTAATTAAACTAGAAGCTGATCTTAACATAACGAACAGCGACTACAAAGCAATAAGAAGAGCACTTGCAAAATACAGTAGCACCAGTATGCAAGAGAAGAAAAAGATAGTTACTAGATTGCTTATTGCGGCAAGAGCAAAACTACGTACTAGTGATTTAATAGACGAGTTTAGTAAACTAGCTGCCGACAACAACTTAGAAACGTCAGCAGTTGTAGACAATGAACCTACAGTTAGTAAGCCTGACTTGGGTATGAGTGCAAAGGATGCTAGTTTATACAGATACCTAGTAGGTACACAAAACTTAGCACAAGCACGTAAGTTTTTAGAATTAGCTTCACAAGGTAGATCAATACCAAACACTATGGTACAAGCGTACTTGCCTGTTATTAAAATGATAGACGATATAGTACAAGCTGGACCTACATATGTGCAACATTTACGAGTATTACAGCAGAGAGCCAAAAAGACCCGATAAGTCGGTGTTTTTATGCAATTGGCTAAATACTTATAACAAACTCATAGAGTAATGAGTATGTCCATTTAAGATTATAGGAGAAATAAAATGGCAGGAATAGGATTTGGAACTAATTATGATGTATTTGCAGGAAACGGTTTAGGCCCGCAGACACGTATTATTAACTTAGCAAAGTCAAACATGACACAAGCAGAACTTGATGCGGCTATACAGTATCTATCACATACTGATGTTGCAGGAACAAACGATGCACATACCATTGCTGGTATTAGTGTATTAACTGAATCGGGTGTTTTCACAGGCGGAACAACTGATGCAGTACAAGTTGCAATTCAAGGTACAGGCGTAGCAACAATGGCGTCTAACTTTGGTACAGGTTCAACTGGTATCACAGCAACACTAGTTGCTACATTTGTAGATTAAAAATTAGTTTATAGCACAACAAAGGGGTAACATTTATTTGTTACCCTTTTTTTTTAAAGGAGTCATTTGACATGGCAGGATTAACAAAAACAAACGGGTTCGGTAACTACGTAACTGGATCTGTAAGAACACACGGAATGGACATAGCTTTTTATAAACTAACTGTTCGTTCAACAAGCGACGGAAATAATACAGCAGTTGACCTTAGAGCCGCAGACGGCGATGCCGCAGGCGAAGCTAACCAAATTGTAGAACTTATTGTCGGCGGAACTGGTGCAGTTGCATCATTCACTGCAACAGGTACAGCAGGAATTATGGCATTAGTATTTGATCATAACAACCATTCACCAGCATCAATTGCAGTAGCAGTAGAAGCATTAAGTGGTATTGGTACAGACACAATTGTTGAAGTAGCAGATCAGCTAACCTTCAAATAAAAGAACCTACCTTAGGTATCGTGACTACGGTCACACTAAAGACTCACTTTACAGTGGGTCTTTTTTTATGACTAATAAATATCTATATGCAAATTGTAATACATACATTAATAGATATAACTGAAACTAACGCCCGTAAAGGTAGTGATAAACTACTGTACAGTCAACAACAAAACTACATGACACTCATGCAAACAATAGGATTGCGCAGTAACTACGAGCTGATTACTGAAGTGTCTAGGCAAGAGGTTGATGTTACTGGAAAGTTTGGCAGTGCGTTTACAGGCAACCATAATGTATGGAGTATTCAATTGCTATTCAACAGTCAGGCAACTGATAACGTTGAGATATTAGCAGACGATTTAAACTTAGTTCCGATTATTTATGGACTTAGCGAAACTGAACTTGTAGACACTAGTGTATTTAGAACCAACGATCCTTTGTATAAGAACATAATCTTTAAAGTAGTAGATAATACTATATTCTAGTTGCATAAATATTAATTAGAACAGGCAAACACAATATCTCTATTACATCTTATATCTAGGCTCCGGGTAACGTTAAACAAAGGAAAAGACATAATGGCAACTGCCTTAGAAAAGAAAAATCTCGAAGCACACGTTGATTTGTGCGAACAACGGTATAACGCACTCGACGGCCGTATGGTGAAGATCGAGGCCAAGGTAGAGCACATCCACACAGATATCATCCATGGCAACAAAGCGATGATGAAAGTACTAATAGGAACAGCAGGCACTATCGTAGCTGGCTTGCTTTCAACTATAGTCGTAATATTAATTCAATTTAACTAAAACGCTAAATAGTTGTATGTTACTAAGAGAGTTATACACATCAACACCACCTACTGAATCCAATGACGAGCTTATTGGAGAGAAACAAGTATGGGCCCGTAATGGAAAAAAGGTAGTCCGTAAGTATCGATGTTCAGGTGGCAAACGACATGGCAGGATTGTAGCAACTCCGGCATCATGTTTTGCCGCACCTAATATGAAAGCTAGACTTACACTTAAAAAGACTAAAGCTAGATTAGGCAAGCGAATGATCCGTAAAGCAAAACGTACTAAGAGGCAGAATCCAGCTAGTCGCAGAGTACAAGCAATGAACAAGAGCAGTAGACGTAGATGAACTTGCGAGAGCTTATAAGTACTGACTGGGAACCGTTAACAGTTGAAGGCGCAACTCCTATTTGGAGTAGAAGCGGAAGCAAACAAGTTCGTAAGTTCCGTTGTACTAGTGGGCAACGTAAAGGACGTATTGTTGCTAAAGCGGCTACATGTAATGCTCCTATTAATCAAAAAGCTCGAGTAACACTAAAGAAAACAAAACGTTCAAAAGGTAGTAAGATTAAAATTGCTACAGCAAAGACCAAAAGAACAAATTCAGCTTCGAAACGTTTGTCACGTATTAATAAACGTCCGAAGAGAAGATTTGCAAAAGGAAGGAAGAAGATATGAGATACAGTGAATTCAAAATTGAAAAAGTTGAAAACCGTACAGACGAAGTTCTTCCAGCCATTGCAGGAGCAGTAGCTAGAGGGGCAGCCAACGTTGGCAAGTCAGCAGTTAAAGCAGTTGCAGGAAGTACAGTAGGCAAAAAACTTGCCGCAGTAGGTTCTAGCGTAGCTTCTAAAGTAGCTAACAAAGCAAATGACACACTTAACAAACAGTTAGTTAAAAAGGGATCTTCTATCCCAATGCCAACAAAAGGCGGTCAAGAAGCAGAATTTGAAATTGATGATGTGCAAGGTGATGAAGTAACTCTTATTAATCCAGACGCATCTAAGGCTCCTGAAGAGCCAGAGAAATTAACATACAAAAAAGCAGATATTGATACTATTGTAAAAGGTCTCCAGGGCGATAGCGGCGGCGGACCAAACGGTACAATAGGGAACCAAAGTTCATGAAAATCAATGATCTGATATCAGAGTTTACAATTGCAATGAGTAATGAGGAGAAGAAGCTTTATAATTCTATTAAAGGAGCAATGCCTTTAGAGAGTTTTGACGAGCGAGATCAAACCATAATGAACAATCTCATACGCAAGAGTTTAGTAAGTAAAGTACACAACAATGGGTATACTCTGGTAACACAAAATGGACAACAAATTACTAATAAATGAGCTAGAAGCTATTATTAACAAAAGCTTCGAAGATTTTCCTTTTCCATATGTTAAAGGGAATAGCATTCGCATAGGCAAAATGGTAATCCGTAAAAGCAAACACGGCTACTTGGTATATAACACCGAGCTTAACAAACAAGCTGGGCACACATTTAGTAAAGCAAGTGCAATTGCATTAGCTAAGAATGTAGTAGACAATAAACAAGATGCTTCAGACGATATTTTAAAGATTGATAAAGTTATAGAAAAAAACTATATGGACTCAGTATACTTTAAAAACAGTTATGAAAAGAGTAACGATGATTTTAGAAAAGACGTGTTATCTATTAGATTAGATGTTGCACTCTCGAGAACGGAGCAAGCATGTTCCCTTTTGGATAACTATATATACTGTTAAATGATAAATAATAGTAACAAACTAATAGCAATACTAGGAAAATTGAAAAATGAACATTAGAGAAATATCAAAGAAGATAACATCAGCAACACTAAACGAAAGTCTTGCTCAGAAATTTGGAACTAACCTTGACTTAGAGAAGTTCAACTTTGAACAGCTAGAAGATGCACGTAACAAGTTGCGCTCGCAAGTACGAGATATTGAAACTAATGAAAGTTTCAACGCAGTACACACTGAAAGCTATCAGAAGTCAAAACTGTTCCTAGACGTTTTGAACCAAGCTATCATTGAACGTGCTGACGAAAAAGGCATCCCAACAGCAGAAGATCTTGCTGAAACAATAGTAACTGAAGGCGAAGAAGACAAAGCACAGTTAGTAATGGCTTCAAAGGATATGGTAGACAAGCTAACAGGTTGGATGGAAGACACAGCAGAAATGCAGTCAGAGTCTATGTTAGAACTAGCCGACGCTATTAGAGACGAAATGGGATCAGAGACAGCAGAAGCATTTACAGCTTCAATTAAGCCAGCTCTTGATGCATTATATGCTGAGATGGAAGTGACACGTATTGCACTAACAGGCGGCGTAGGCATGCTAACAGGCGAAGGCGAGCCAGTAGATACTATGGGCGCAGAAGAGCCAGACATGGATATGGAAGAGCCAGCAATGGAACCAACTGACGACATGGATGACGGTGATGCAATGGCAGACATGGACGATGGCATGGGCGCAAGTGCTCCGGCAGCTGGAGGCGATGAGCCTGCAGGTCGACCACAACGTGAGTCAATTGAGCGTTCACGCAAACTTGGGCAAGTACTGTCTAAAAAAAAGAAGTAACTGAGTCCGTAAGTACAGACAAACTCTACAAAGTTCTTAAAGTATTATCGAACAACGAACGTAAAGATTATACGTTCGATGAGCTAGATTTGATAATGCAGAATGCCCTCCAAGTACAATTTAACTACGAAGTATTCAAAGCAGCCTATGATGCAGACGAAGGTCTTGCATCGTTGATTGCAAACTTTGACAAAGATCACATTGAGTTTGGCAGCGGCAAAGATGCACCTACAGCAGATGCTAAAGGCGATAACACAGTAGCTAACATGGCTAAATCAGCAACTACTGCAAATACTGGCATATAAAAACTTGACACGCTCCTAATTCTCTGTTATACTAATAACTAATTAGGAGCAAAGACATATGGCTAGAACAGATGATGATATCATCACACAAATCAAAGAATTAATTGAAGAGCAAGTTAAACCTGCGGTCGCCGGTCACGGCGGTACTATTGAATTCACATCATATACAGACGGACACTTACTATTAGAACTAGGCGGCGCATGCTCCGGTTGTGCTGGTAGTACTGCTACCCTTAGACAAGGTGTAGAGCAAATGATTAAACATTATGTTCCAGAAGTAACAACTGTAGATGCAGAAGACGGAGTTAGTAATGTCCAGCCATACTACAACGACTTTGATATGAATGACTACAGTAGATTTGAACCAAGCCAGGATTATCATGACAGTCAGGATTATCAACCTACTGACATGATTGCTACAGACAAAGATGACGGAGCAGTATAATGGCTAGTTTAATAATGGAAGGTAAGTTTGATTACCAAAAGATATCTCGTAAGACTGATGCAGTAACAGGCAAGCGTAAGTACATGACACCCGATGGCGGTGCTGTTGCTAGTGTAACAACAATCCTTAGTGCAACTAAAGATATGTCACACCTTATAGCTTGGAAGAGACGTGTTGGTGAAAAGAAAGCACAAGAAATTGTAACTGAAGCAAGTGGTGTAGGCACACGGATGCACAAGTATCTAGAAGACTATGTTGACTACGGCGAGTTACCGACTCCAGGAAGCAATCCGTTTGCTATCAAAGCGCATCGTATGGCTGAAGTTATACGTGACACAGCTATGGTAAACGTTGATGAGATTTGGGGTAGTGAAGTAGCACTTTACGTACCAAAGTTGTATGCAGGTATGTGTGACTTAGTAGGACAATACAAGGGCGAACCTTGTATTATGGACTTTAAGCAAACTAACAAGCCTAAGAAACTAGAGTGGGTACAAGATTACTACTTACAAATGGTTGCATACGCAGAAGCACACAACGAAAACTTTGGTACAAACATTCGCCAAGGACATATTTTTATGTGTAGTCGCGGTGACGATGGCATGGCACTAGGCGGCGAAACATACCAACAGTTTGATCTTTGGCCACATGAATACGATGAGTGGAAGAACGAATGGTACGAACGTGTACATCAATATTACAGTGAGCTCAAGGAATAATAGTATGAGTAATACAAGAGTTTGGAAAAAGTTTTTGGGTCAGTTAGCGCCGCCAGTTGGTGTGTTTGTCTATGTACTTGCAACACTTGAACTAGGCAAGTATACAGATACATTTTATGAACGTGGATTCTTTACTGTGGTTGGTGTTATGATTATAC